CCACCAGCAGAAGAGCCACCTGCAGAAGAGCCTCCTGCTGAGGAACCACCAGCAGAGGAAACTACTGTTGAAGAGGTAGAGGCTGTTGTTGATGACATTCTTTCTGATGGAACCCTATCTGCTGCTGATGCAGAAGAAGTTCTTGATGCTTTAAATGCCGATGGCGAAGTTTCTAAAGAAGAAGTTAATTCTTTATCCGATGCACTTGCTGCAGATGGAAAGTTAACTTCTGCCGAAAAAGAACTTGTTGCCGAAGCATTAATTGAGTCTGTTGCATCAGGAGAGACGCTTACATCAGAACAGATACAAGAGGCTGGTATTGCATACGGAGACTTACCTGCCGAAACTCCTGTTGACGTTAGAACTGACGAACAGGGAAATGCTGTCATAATTACTGCAGAAGTTGCAGAAGCATTAGTGTTACTTGAAAATCCCGCAGAACTACTTGGTGAAATCTTTTCGGACCCAGGTCAGGTTTTGTTAGCCCTCGGAAGTATTGGGGCAGATATGTCTACCGAAGAACGTGAAGAGGCAACCGACATGGTTGTTGCAACTGTTGTTGCTGCAGGTGCTGCTATGAACGCAGTAGGTGCTGCAGCAGGTGCTGCTGGAGGTTCATCCTCTGGTGGTACAGGTGGCGGAGGAAGTTCTGGTGGCGGAGGTCCATCAGGAGATAGCAAAGGTGTTAGGAGACGTAAGCCTTGAAAATACTTAAAGACATGATTGACCAACTATGGACGCTATTAGGCATGTTTATTGCTTGGGTGGTTCTAGATGGTAGTGCTAAAACTATTGTGGGGTACGCAATTATTGGAACTTTAATTGCTTGGGCCATCACTTATCCCTTAAGAAACCGTGAAGAGGACTAAACTATTCGTGTGTCTACCTGACACATTTTAGGAGATATAAATGAATAAAGCAGCAATTGAATCGTACGCACGTAATTTACTTGGACAAGTTATTGCAGCCTGTATGGTTGTAGCACAAGCCAAGGGAATTTCTTCGCCGTTAGATTTCGGTTCAGCAGAATGGCTACTTGTAGCAAACGCACTGTGGGGTTCTTTAATTCCCACAGCCTTACGTTGGGCTAATAAAAAAGACCCAGCATTCGGTCGCGTAGCAGAAGCAGTCGCTAAAGAAGCAGGTAAAAAACTTGCAGCAAAGTCCAAAGCAAAGTAACTAAGTAGAATCGAACTCAAAATGGCTCTTGAAACTTGGTCAATAATTATTGGCGTTGTCCTTGGAGGAGGAGCCATTTTGGGTTGGGTTATTAGAAAGGCGAATACCTTGTTTAATACTTGGGGAGGGTTTATGCGAGACTGGGAGGGTGAAGAAGCAAAAGACGGCAGAGACGCAGTTCCAGGAGTTATGCAACGCCTAAACAAACTAGATGGCGAGTTATCCCATAACGGTGGAAAATCTCTAAAAGACTTAGTTTCAAAAATTGAAAAACGTCAAACTAGGCTAGAAGGAAAGTTGGAAGAGGCTGAGATAGCCCGTCAACAAAACCACATAATTATTCTTGAGGCTATTAAGACACTTAGCACCCAAAAAGACAAAAGATAGGGGAAAATTACTTCCATGACTTTGAATCAGACTCAGTTTGGAGCACCAGCAGGTTCTGGTGTGGACATCTCTCCGCTTTCCGCTGCAATGAATGAATTTTTTAATGCACGTCGAGGAAAATCAAAAGACTTAGAAGCAAAGGCTGCAGATTACGCATTAGGTACTATGCGTGATTCACGTAAGCATGAACAGACTAAAGAAATTGAAACTGCTCGTCAAGCACATGCTCGTGAAATGCAAGAACGTGGTTTAACACACGCTGCTTCAGAAGGCAAAGCAGGTCGTCGTCATGAAACTAGATTGACTAGACTTAAGCAAGAACATGAAGCAAATACACAAAGAACAGGTATTGCAGGAGACATTCTTAAAACCAACACTAACTTTGCAGGAATTACAGCATTAGGAAAAGGTAAGAGAGTTTCAGAATTTAGTATGGATGGTAAAGGCGGTATGAATGTTGGCTTTAATAAAGTAACACGTCGTCGCTCATCTACAACTCCAGGACAACCAACAGTAGTTACACCTGCTGCAGAACCACGCAGCACAGCAACACCTGATGTTCCTACTGGTACAACTAACGTTGCTCCAGTAACTCGTGACCCAAAGACAGGGCGTGCTATGCGTAACCCTGCTTACACATCTTCAACCCCGCCTACAAAAACAGCCACAACTAAGCCAAGGAGAAAACCATGAAAGCAAGCAAAAAGTCTCTTACCCCAAAGCAAATGAAACTTGCCTCAGTTGCAGGTGACAAAAAGAAGATTGACGGAGCAGACTTTAAAGCACTCCGTAAGGGCAAGAAGAAGCCAAGTGGCAAGTAAAAAAGCGACTTCTCATAAAACCGCTGCTTGGAGTCGTAAAGAAGGTAAGAATGAAAAAGGCGGACTCAATGAAAAGGGTCGCAAGTCATACGAACGTGCAAATCCTGGTTCTGACTTAAAGCCACCTGTTAAAAAAGAACAAGCAGCAAAGTCGAAGAAGTCTGCTGCTCGTCGTAAATCATATTGTGCACGTTCTGCTGGGCAAGCAAAGATGTTTCCTAAAGCCGCTAAAGACCCAGACAGCCGTTTAAATAAAGCAAGAAGGGCATGGGATTGTTAATGAAATGTTCAAACTGTGAAACACCTGCTGCATATATCTATAGTCCTGTCGAAAGCGTAAAGATGCCTTTTTGCATTCCTTGCATGCCTTCGTTTTTAGTACCTCGTATGAAGGCTGGTCTTTTAGACAAAGCAGATGATTTTGATGCTGCAATTGCAGAAGTTACCAAAATATTGGCTCAAGAAACCGAACCCGTTGAAGAATTACTTGTGGAAGATGTGGCCCCTGAAAAGCCAGTTAAAAAACCAAGTAAAAAGTCAACAGGGGTTCAGACTGACGAATAGTGAAACTCGTAAGAAAATTTGCAGTGCAGGGACACCCCGTTCCAGCAAATGTTCATGGGCCTATTGGACCTTTTCCTCCTGAAGTTTTAAAAGAACCTCAAGTGGATTATGGAATCGATTATTCGGACTCCTTACATGAAGCACTTGATTCCGTTCGTCTCTTTATGTGTCGACAATGCGACGAAGTGTTACAAAAGGACCAGTTAAACAACCACACATGTGAGGAAGAATAACTATGGCAGTAAATAACGCAGGTGCTCTATTAGACACCGCAGGAGAAATCGCAATTGATTTCGTATGGGGCAACATGGCTCCGCAACCAAACGATTCTCGTACAACCCGTTTGGATTTAACTAAGGGTGACCACATCAACCTAGAATCAGGTTGGGGCGGATACCCACAATTCACACCAAACACACCAGGTTCTGACGTAGCAGGTTCAACTGACTACGTAAAAGTTCCTAACGTAATTGGTATGACAACAGCAAATGCAGACGACGTTATGAAGGACTCAGGTCTTACAGTCACAACTGCAGCAGGAGCATCAAACGTAGGCAAGACTATTACAGCAGCAGCCCGTACATCAGGGTCAGCAGTTATCTCACTTACTTGTGCAAGCCACGGCTTTGTTGCAGGTAACAAGGTAACAGTTTCTGATGTCTCTGGTGGAGATGGTGTAAACGGTTCTTGGACAGTTCTTGCTGTTACAAACGCAAACGTATTCACAGTAACTGGAACAGCCACAACAGTTCAGGCTCTAACAAGCCTTGCTGGTGTTGTTTCTGGTGTTGCTGGAACAATCAAGTCTCAGTCAATCGCAGCAGGTGCAGCAACAACTGCAGTTGCAGCAGCAGTAACAATTACTCCTTTCGCAGCAGCATCTTAATTAAGGATTAACTAATGGCAAGGGCAGCCAATTCTGGTAGCGGTAGGCCAACAGCACGTGCTGTTGGTCCTTCTGCCAACGAGTTGGCTGCCATGCTTGACCCCTCCCGTGATTTATACGGGATTGACGAAAACACTGTCAAGGGTATGGACAAACTTGTCGGTAGTATAAAAGGTAGAAGAGTAAATCCATTTGATTCTCTCCCAGTTGGCTCTGATTTTTATGAAGCCTTTGCTATTTTTGAAGATGACGATTCTTACGATTTAGATGATGAAGTAACAGCAGGTACATTCTATGAGCCTACTGTCTACGACAACTTTGCCAAGAATGCCCGTGATGATTACGACGGTCCTGCAGAGTTAACGATTATCCCAACATCTACAACCAACTACGAAAGACCAAGAACTGTTGCTGCAGGTTATGACAAAGAGCGACAGGTTTTAACTGTAGTTTTCCGTGACGGCTTGTTCTACAACTATTACAGCGTTTCAACTACCGAGTGGAACGGGTTTAAGTCTGCCCCTTCTAAAGGACGCTACATTTTAAATCGACTTGACAGCAAACCACGTGGAGCAGCAGACATGGGTCGCCTCCCAAATATTGCACGAGAAAGCCTGTATCGTGTCGTTCGTACTAACCAGATTATTTTCAAGGGTCATCAGAGTTTAAGACCTATAGAAAAAGCACCAAGAAGTAACCGTAAACCTTCAACCAAGGCAAGCAAGCCTAAAAAGTCGGCCCAAAGAAAGCGTTAACAAATGCCCCAGTTTTTACCAGTCGGACCAAAACACTTTGTACAAGTCATTACTCAGCCCCTTGAGTGGGAGGGTAAACTCCTTTCTAAAGGCTGGAGTCAAGAGATTGAGCCACCTTACAGATATTCCACCCCTACTTTAATTAGGCTAATAAAAAACAAAATATTAGTAATTGGTAAGTGGGAAGGTACAAAATTAGAGGAAGAAGCGTTAAACTCAGCCGTCTCTAGGAGGGACTTAACTTATGATGACTTTTTGGAAGAAAAAGGCTGGACACCAGCCCCAGACCAAGATACAGAAGAGAATATCTAAACTACCTTCTTCTGAATTAGTTGCTTGGACTGAGAATGCACTATTTGTTATAGGAAAAGAAATAACAACGTATCAAAGAACTGGTGAGAAAGAGTTACTAAATGAAGCAGAAATTGGTGCAGAAGTGTTACACGAAATTGTTAAAGAACTAAAACGTCGTTGATTTTGGTATTGTGTTTGATATGATTACACCTGTCTCCTTCTCTCAAGACGCGGGATGCCCACTGCAAAGTGGGCTTTCCTGTTTATTGGAGTATTAATGACAATTGATTATGATGATTCAAAATTTGAAGAAGTTAATCCAGAATACTTTTTAAACCTTGATGAAACTGAACCTGAGTTTCAAGATGAAGATACATTAGATGAACTTTCTCAAGACTTTGTAAATAAACTAATTGATAAAATAATGCAATTCCTTGTTGTGTTAGTAGGACATGATTTACACCCATATCAAAAACCTTTAGCACGCCGAATGATTGAGTCTGTCATTATTAATGATGGTGAAGAAATAACTGCACTTGCTGCACGTCAGTCAGGTAAGTCTGAAACTGTTGCCGATACTGTTGCAACGTTAATGATTCTTTTGCCACGACTTGCAAAAATATATCCAGAGTTACTAGGTAAGTATAAAGATGGGCTTTGGGTTGGGTTGTTTGCACCAACAGAAGGACAGGCTGAAACTCTTTTTGGTAGAACCGTTACACGTTTAACATCTGAGCGTGCTTTAGAGGTTTTAGGTGACCCAGAAATTGATGACTCTGCTGCACGTATAGGCGGTGTTACCCGCATGATTAAACTAAAAAAGTCAGGGTCAACCATTACTATGATGACTGCAAATCCCCGTGCAAAAATTGAATCAAAGTCTTTTCATTTAGTTGTTATCGATGAGTGTCAGGAGGCAGACGACTTTGTTGTATCAAAATCTATTAGCCCTATGCTTGCTTACTATGCAGGAACTATGGTTAAGACGGGTACTCCAACAACAAGTAAGAATAATTTTTACAGGGCCATTCAGTTAAACAAACGTAGACAAACCACTAGAGGTGCAAGACAGAACCATTATCAGTGGGACTGGAAAGAAGTGGCTAAGGTCAACGAAAATTACCAACGCTTCATAAAAAAAGAAACGCTGCGTATCGGTGAAGACTCGGATGAGTTTCAAATGTCGTACAACTGCAAGTGGCTTCTTGAGCGAGGAATGTTTGTAACTTCTTCTGTAATGGAAGAACTAGGAGATGTGTCGCAAGAGATAGTAAAGAACTGGCACAAGACTCCTGTAGTCGTAGGTATTGACCCTGCACGTAAACTGGACTCTACTGTTGTTACCGTGGTGTGGGTTGACTGGGATAGACCAGATGAGTTTGGTTACTTCGAACATAGAATTCTTAACTGGCTTGAACTACAGGGTGATGATTGGGAAGAGCAGTACTTCCAGATAGTTAACTTCTTGGCTAACTATGATGTTCTTGCTATTGGTGTTGACGCAAATGGCGTAGGAGATGCCGTTGCACAACGCCTTAAAGTTTTAATTCCAAGAGCAGAGGTTGCCCCTATTACCTCTAGCCCAACCGAACAGTCTCAGCGATGGAAACATTTACAAGCATTAATTCAACGCAGAATGCTTGGTTTTCCAGCAAATTCTCGTACTCGTAGATTAAGAACCTGGAAGAGGTTCTACCAACAGATGACAGATGCTGAAGTTAAGTTTAAGGGACCCAACTTTTTAGTTGCTGCCCCTGACGAGTCCTATGCCCATGATGACTATGTGGACTCCTTGTCTATAGCCTGTTCTTTGACTAAAGACCTCGTAATGCCCGAAGTAGTCCTTTCTGCCAGTCCCTTTTTTGGTGGGAATTAATTCCTAGTTTGACATTACGAACTGCAAAAAATACGCCACACTCATCTTTGGAATAGGCCGTTCCGAAATTAACTCTAGAGTTTAGGAGTCATTATGACACTAGCACCAAATCCTCAGTTCCCAGAAAAGGGTTCAAACGTCTACGAAATGAAGGCTGCGGGTAACGCTACTCGTCGCGGTCCACTTCGTTTCGAAGAAGGCATTGCAACAGATACAGATGTACCAAATGATTTCCAGACAGGAATTTCAAGTGGTTACGCTGCAGCACCAGGTCGTCCAAATCGTAACGCACCAGTGCATACAAAGACTGCTGCAGAAACAATGCAAGCACGTGCCCATGTAGGCTCTGCTGCTTGGACTGAAGCACCAACATTTCTTGCTGAATTCTCACATGGTTCATTTACAGACTATGCAGAGCAAACAGTTGAAGTGGTTACACGTACTGGCGGACGCACACAGCGTGTCTCCCCAACAGTTGTAAACGATTAATTAAAGTTTGGCTTTTGACCCCCTAGGAAACCCCTAGGGGGCTTAAGGTTTTACAAGGGAACACGGTGGCACAGAAACCTGCAAACGAAAAGTTGTGGCAAATGCTTATTGCTCAAGCAAAGGCAAAGTTTTCAACCTACCCAAATCCTGCTGCAAGTCACTGGGTTCATGAACATTATGAGCAATCTGGTGGCAAATTTCTTGATACATCAGACCCTGTGTATAAAAGACAACTTTTGCAGAAAAAGCAGTTTGAAAAGAAACAAAGAGGTGCTTCTACAGTAAGATTACCTGACAAGAAAAAGGGCGATAAATGAGTTTTGTAGATTTTTCACCACCAAGTTATAGGGCTGCGTCCTCGGACTTAACTATCTCTATTTCTCCACTAGGTTTAGTGGAACTTGCTGATGAAGAATTTGAAGTACATGGTCCAAGATTAAATAGATACTCTCTTAACTGGGCAATGTATCTTGGTCATCACTATGGATACCGCCGTGAACAAGGCGAAATGCAAATTGCAGTAAACTATTACAGAGCATTCAATGACTTTTTAGCACGATTTACTTTTGGTAAAGGCATTCACTTCCGTTCGCCTAAAGCAACAGAAGCAATTATTCCAGACCGCCTACAAAGAGTTTGGGAAGTAGACAACGACAAACAGCGAGTGCTATTTGAAATGGCACAAACAGGTGGAATTACTGGCGATTGTTTTGTAAAGGTTGCTTACGAAGAACCGTGGACAGATGCAATTGGTCGCGTTCACCCAGGTCGTGTTCGTATTCTTCCTATGAACTCTGCGTTTGCTTTCCCAGAGTTTCACCCACATGATAGAAACCGTTTACTACGGTTTAAGCAGAAGTACCGTTTTTGGGGAACTTCTTTAGAAGGAACTCGTCAAGTGTTTACTTACACAGAAATTTTAACTGACGACGTTATTGAAGAGTACATTAATGATGAGTTGATTGACTCACGACCAAACCCACTAGGTTTAATTCCCGTAGTACATATCCCAAATATTCCAGTTGCTGGTTCTCCTTGGGGCCTTTCTGATTGCCACGACATCATTACTATCAATCGTTCTTACAATGAAATTTCTACAGATGTAGCAGACATCATTAACTACCACTCAGCACCTGTAACAGTTATTGTTGGTGCAAAGGCTTCTAACCTTGAAAAGGGACCAAAGAAAGTTTGGGGTGGTCTTCCAAAAGACGCTCAAGTATTTAACCTTGAAGGCGGAGCAGCAGGTATTGATGGTGCGTTAAAGTACCTAGAACTTTTAAAACGTTCAATGCACGAAATGATGAACATTCCAGAAACTGCTCTTGGTCAAGTTCAACCAATTTCAAATACTTCTGGCGTAGCACTTTCAATTCAGTATCAGCCGTTAATGAATCGTTGGACTCAAAAGACTGCTCAGTATGGTGCTGGAATTGAAGCAATTAACGAACTTGTAATTTTAACCCTTGCTCTAAAAGAACCTGAAACTTTAAAGTACAACCCAGATGAAGATGGCCCAATTAAAGAGGGTCAGATGGTTAAACTTGACCCAAATGATTCTCTTACTTATCAAAATCACGTACAGTTCCCACAACCTCTCCCACTAGATAAATTGATTATTCTTAACGAACTTCAAACTAAACTTGGCATGGGTCTTGAGTCTAAAGAAGGTGCACTACGTACTCTTGGAGAAGAGTTCCCAGAAGAGAAGTTGGCAGAGATTCGTTCAGAACTACGTGCCGATGCAATTTCTGATGGGGCGTTACAACTTATTAAAGTTCAAATTCAAAAAGAAATTCAGGATATGACTGGCATGATGCCTGGTCCTGGAGGAGATACCGCTATTCCGCTCCAACCAACGCAGTTGGCTGATGGAGACATTATGGGAGATAAGGTTGATGGGCCTCCAACGCCTGAAAATCTTGAAGACCCTATTACACAGGAAACTGCTGAAATAGGCTCCCAGACAGAGGCTGCTTTACGAGAGAAACTCGTAACTGAAGCCTATGGAACCAAACTTCCTCAAAGAAGAGCGGTAGACAGAGAGTAAGTAAATCAAATTAAAAACTTGATTTAGCCTGACAACTATCAACTAATAG